TTGCACCGCCTTGGAAACATTGAGGAATACTTCAGACGCCTTGGGTTTGTTCTGAAGGTGGGTGCGGTGGTTGATGTGTTCGAGCGCATCACCTTTTGCCAGTCTCAACCAGTTTGGGATGGTGAGGGGTGGCGCTTGGTCCGTGACCCCCGCAATTCGCTGAAGAAGGATGCCATTTCGATGGCTGATATCTCAGTGGAATCCACCTGCAAGCGTTGGATGCGTGCAGTCGGCGAGTGTGGCATAGCCCTCGCCGGTACAATGCCAATCATGTCCGAGTATTACCAGTGGTACATCCGAAACGCAGGAGATGTCAAGGCCCTAGACCATCCGAGTCTAGAGTCCGGGATGATGCGACTATCTTGGGGACTACAGTCCAAGGTCGCAGAGCCAACTGCTGAGAGCAGGGTATCATTCTGGTTAGCCTTCGGCATTGATCCCACTACGCAACGGGTTATTGAGGAGAAGCTTCGTCACCTTCCCTTCAAGTTCGGAGCACCCACGGTAGTCGAGGATCCCGCGAGCCTGGCGTATAGGCTCATGCGGACCTGCTAACCGCTACGGGGTCCTGGCATCTAGTGCCCAAAACGGTTTCCGTGCTAAGTGGAGGCGGTGTACTTAATTGGAGATCAGGCCAGCGCGAGCAATCCGTGCCTGTACCCTCCCACCAAACCTCCTAAATGCCGAGAGACTGCACGGGTGCCGCGTATACATACGCGTTGTCAGGATGTACAGTCCACTTGAGAGGTGCAGCCCGTGATATCTCACACTGCATCAAACTCCCCCCCAATGTCAACTCAACCCTCCCGAAAGGCTCGCAAGAAAGCCAACAAGCAACAACTAATCGTCGCTCCATCAGTGCCACAAGCGACTGGTGCCGGGGGCAAGAGCATCGCTCTAGCCCTCGGGATGGCCCCGGTACTCCTGCCAATGATCACGCAGGCTGTCACCCAGGTCATCTCCGCCGTCAAAGGCGGTTCATCAGCTCCGCAAAGTGCGCTGCGCATCCGGGGACCTAAGAAGCCCGCAGGATCAGGAGGCGAGATGGTGCGCCAGAAGGCGGGCCCAGGCAACAATGCCGCCCCTGGCTTCAAGACTGGAATGACGGTCCTTCGCAACACCTCCCGTGGCAAGGTCGTCGTCTTCCGTGAGGAGATCGGTCCAGTCACTCTGCCAGCTGGTGTCGGCGTGTGGGACACTTGTCTCGCCGCCGGCATCACCGACTATACGTTCCTGTCTCCAGTGAACGCATGGATTCATCCTACCAATTATGTCGAGGCTGAGTTCTACACCAATTGGTCCCCGAAGGCTGTCCGGCTTCACTTTGTCCCTACACAAGGTGATCAACAGGCCGGCACCATCGTGATGGGCTATGTAGACTCGCCACAGACCGCTCCCGCAGCCGATGCTGTCGCCTCAGAGGCAAATGCCATGGCGCTCCCCTTCAGTCGCATGGTCCCTGCTAACAAGCCGGGCACCTGTGTGGCTGGCCGGGAGTTACGGTCATGGGCCAATGAGTACGAGGTCGGCACGGACAGCCCTGTTGATAACAGCGACATTACCCCTGGTTCGATCTTCTGCTACGCGTCCGGCATCGCTGTCGGAGCAGTTCCAGTTGGGAAGCTCTTCATTGAGGCTACCTACGAGCTGTTTGACCGCCGTCCCCCGTTCTTGGGCGTCGGTCTCGCTATGCAGTTGTTCCGTGAGTCGGGTCAGGCTCGCGACGAGAAGTCGCGTGGCCGTGTTCGTGCGAAGCTGGCGAACCTGTTAGACCTACTGGTCTCCACAATCACCGAGCGCATTCGTCCCAAGGCTGGCGACGACCACCCAGGTCTGTCCGAAGTCGAGCTTGCGCGTCGAGTCTCCCAACTGCTGGTCCCCCAGACCGCAGTGCATGACGGAGGCCGTGGGAAACCGCGGTCTTGTTGAGAACATCCGTTTCCCCTCCGAGCATTACGAGGCTAAACTAAGTGCTAGCGTTGGCCATGCAATTCCCTGCAACACAAGTCAATGTCATCAATCGCCCCACCATCCTCTCATACCAACACGGCCTCAAACAAGTCGCGCGCGAAAAGTTTGCTAAGATCCCTGACACCATCCTGGTTAAAGCTGTGGAGCTTAATGATCAGTTGGGTCGTCATATCCCTGGTTACTCTTTACCTGGCAGGCTGGCCTGTGAAGTCGTTTTGGACGATTCCATGTGCGGCCGCCCAGAGTTTGTGCTCCTTAGCAAACCAAATGGGCAACTCGCGTACGTCGGCGACGCCGTTCTCACCCTGTCCCTCTGTGCCAGATCATATTATGCACAACGCTCAAGGAATGACCACCAAGCGCTGAGAAGCCGGGTGACATGTACTGAGGCGTTTGCAGCCGCAGCGGATGCTCTATTCCCTGCCGGCATCCCCCTTGTGACGTGGGATAGTGTCGCCCAACCTGGACGCAATCCCTCCACACGTCAGAAGGCCACGTTCCTGGAAGCAATTCTAGGGGCGATGGAGTTGGATGAATTTCAGGCCACTGAGGAGCGCTCTGCTGAGGAAAGGATCAAGGCTGGGCTTGTTTTAGACAAGATTGCAACGATGACAAACTTAGTGTGGACCAACGTCAAACCTTCCCACGATTGAGAATCACCACCTCTCTTTTACATACAATTCAAGCGCCGCTGGACCCTTTAATCCAGTTGGCGGTTGGAGGCGTCAAGTCACTCACGATGAGGCAAACCATAAAAATTTCTCCTATCTCTTGTACAAATTTTCCTTCACTCTTTCTCTTGTAGATG